TCTACACCATCATGGTCCATCCATCGTTGTAACATAAGATTATTCCAATTAAAACCTTTTGCATCTTTATCTTCAAATGCTTCTAATAAACCTGTTTTGTTCTTTGTACCTTTTGTTCTAACACCAGGATAAGCACTAAAAACATTATCACTAGTATCACCTCTCATGCACTTTTCAAATAATAACCATTCGGGATTAGGCGCACCTTTAGGTTTTCCTGTTTTTTTATCTATAACTGGCTCTCTTTTCTTATCATCAAAGTAACCTTCGTGTGTTATAATCCAGTTATTAACACCGTTATATTGTGTTACATTAGGAGAAATAAGTTGAGCAAAGTCTCCGTCAGTAGATATAATTACATGGTTATCGTTTGGATGAGCTTGAATCCATCCAGCAATTAAGTCATCAGCTTCAAGTTGAGAGTGTTGTAATACTGAACAGTTTGTTTTATTTGTTACAAACTCTTGCCATTCGTCAAACATTTCCCAGAATACTTGATCTTCTTCTTGCTGAGTAACAGTTTGTGCCGCACGAGCATCACTTCTATTTCTTTTATATGGTTCGTAGATATCTTTACGCCAACTTCTACCTTCAAGACAAAATACAACGTGTGCTCCTTTAAAGTCGTTCCAAGCCTTTCTAATACTACCTAAAGTAATATGAAAAGCCATTCCAACTTTAGTATCTAAGTCGCCTCTTACAACGTGTCTAGCTCGAAAAAAAGTATTTGCCGTGTCTACTAGAATATATGTCATTTTACTTCGCTCTTGTCCTTGCCTATAGTTTTAGTATTGATAAACCCTGCACCTCTATCAGTATCAAGGCCTTCGTCTTCTAGAATTTGTCTTGCAATAGTTTTAAACCAGCCATCTACAATTTCTTCTGGACTTGCTCCAGTATAACCTGCATCTATAAGTTTCTCAACAAATTCATTATTCCAATCAAGTTCAAAAAATCCGTTCTTTATATTTTCAGGATTTACTTTTGTATCTAAGACAGCAACCCAAGGTTCATTTTTCTTAGTAGCTAGTTCTTTTTCTTTAGCAAGAACTTTTCGTCTTTCTTCTTCAGCAGTTAGAGGTTTTGCTTTTACCTCTTTTTTCTTACCAAAGCCTTTTATCTTATTAATGATATCTTTCATATCACCTCCTTATGTTCCTATTGCATTTCCAAATAGATATACATGCACCCTTGCCGCCACGTTATATCCTCTTTGAAAAGCCTTTTGTGCTATTTTTCCAGCAGTTGCTTCTTGTTCTTCTGATCTTGCACCTGTTGGCATTATCCATACTGGCCAGTCAACTCCAGCTTTTCTAAATTTTTCAACTGCTTCTTCCATTTCGTCCCATTCACGTTGCATACTTCCAACAACAAACTTTAGTTGTCCTTTAGTTGATGCTTGTAAATACTCAGCAACCGTTTCGGGCTTAATGGCCTTTTCAGGTTTTTCACCTGAAACTGTAAATAATTTAGGACTACAACTAAAAAATATCTCTGTATCAATAGACTTTGCCCATTCAATGAACGGTTCTCTAAGTTTCTGTGTACCATTTGTTTCAAATGTCATTGATCCGGGTAAGTTATTCTGTCTTTTAAGTTCATTGTATATTCCTACCACTGCCTGTTGTCCTGTAATCATTAAAGGTTCACCACCTGTAAAACAAAGATGTTGATGAAACTTACTAACAGGATGTAAGAACTTACCTTCTGGATTGCTTTCGTTCTTAATACAATCAACAATTTTGTTTGCCATTGCACTTGGAGTTTCTTGACCCATTAGTTCTTTAAATTTCTTTGCCCAAGTGTAACTACTATCGCAACCTTTTTCCCATACAGGTAAGTCTTCAACACGTTTTACAGACTTAACATCAAAATCTTCAAACGGTAATTCATATGTATCTGGATTAGTTGGATCTAGTTGTCCAAATCCGTTACATTGTAAATTACATAAAAAGAAACGTATCCAAGCAGTCGGAACTCCTGTATAATGTCCTTCACCTTGAATACTATAAAATATTTCTGAGTAGTAAAATTTCTTTTCTACTGTTTTGCTAAAGTCATGTTGGGCCAAAGTTGACATTATACTATTTCTTCTACAATTCCTAATACTTCAGCCATTACAAAACCAGCACCTGAAAACATCATTAAGTATCCTGAGTAAGCAATAACGATATCTGTATAATCGTTTGCCGCCCAAAGTTCATATCCTGCATAAGCTAGTATGCCACCTGCTATTATTCTTAAAAAACTCTTCACTATACTTACTGTAAAATGATTCATATATTTCTCCTACTTTCCACAAGCAAATTCTTGTTGTAATTTTATGTTATCCATGAACTCCTTTTTAGTTCCTGGGTCTTCATTAAATGCTCCACGTAGAACAGTTGTTTGTGTCAAACTACTATGAGCACCTATTCCTCTATTTTCGCAACAACCATGTGTTGCTTGTAAGTAAACACCTATGTTAGAACTACCTGTTGCTTTAGCAATCTCGTTAGCAATAACATTATTCAGTTCTTCTTGTAGTGTTCCACGTCTAGCACACCATTGTGCAATTCGTGTATACTTAGAAAGTCCAATAAGTGTTTCTGCGGCAATAATACCAATGTATGCAACACCGTTTACTGGTTGATGATGATGTGAACACATACTTTTAATTTCTGAACGTACTACTAACATACCTTTGTATCCATCATCTACTTGATTAGGAAATGCAGTTGCATTAGGCATAGGATCATACCTACCAGACATAACTTCATTAATATACATTTTTGCTAGACGCCTACCAGTGTCCATACTGTTAGGATCGTTGTACCTATCAATAATTAAGCTGTCTAATACTGCTTCAAACTTTGGTGTTAGTTCATCAATTAGTGCTTCTTTGTCGCCTTTTTGTAATACTTCACTAATATTATCTCCTGCCCAATACCTAATATTAGCATCTTGCAGTTTTGTAATAATCTCTTTGCTTTTACTCATTTATGTCTCCTAAAGACCACTTTTTGTTTATATTATATACTGTATTTAGGTTATTGTCAAGTGTTTGTTTCATTACTGGTACCTTTTATATAACCAAAATAGTCAATTGCTATCTTTTTATGTATTTCTTTAATATAATGTTCTCTATCTATTCTATAGTGGTCTGTTTCAATATCTAAATCACACTTATCTTTAAAATATTTTTCAGCACTCATTGGTGCTTTAATACAATCTAACTTACCAAAGAAATCTATATTCTCTGGAATAAAAACTCTTTCATTAATGGTCCACAAATACCATTTTACACCATAGGCTTTGCACATTGTATCTATTGCGAACATATCTAAACAATAGTCTTTGTACTGTAATTGTGTAACTAGTTCATGAAATACCTTGGTGTACGTATACTTTTCATGAAACAAACTCCAAGAATGGGTTACACCTTGCGGATCAAATTCAAATCCTTTAAATTCTTCGTAATTTTCTTTACGAGGTTGTTCGATCATTTCAACATAGTTGTCTCGAACCCTGTCATCTGTATACCTGTCTATTAAATCATCTTTTTCTTGGTCTTCATTTAAGAACAAATCGGATTTAGTATCTTCTCCGACATCAAGCTCTCTGGAACAGGCTAAAAGAAACCTGTTCCAATAAGTCGACTGAATGAAAACTTCGTCGAAATCTTTATAGCGATCAAACATAGTTTTTAACCAAACGGGGTATTTATGGTTACACCCACCTGGCACACTATAAATCACTGCTTTCTTGTTATGGTGCTCTGCATAAAGTTCTGCGTAGTTATTACTTTGCCAAAAGTTCGTTTTACCGCCCATTTCAAAGTAACCATGTGAGTGACTGTCGCCTATAAAAAGTGTTCTACTCATCGTTTGCAAAGAACTTGTCTATGATCTCCAAACGGTCATGTGCAGTAGCTAACTTATCTAGCTCGGCAATTATTGCTTCAGTAACATCAGAATGTTCTCCTATACCAGCTGGCATAGTTCTGTACACTTCGATATTAGCTATATGAACTGCTATTTCTCCTTCGGCTTGCTTCCTAGCGGCCTCTAGCAGAGCTTTTCCTGGCTTCATTATAAGTACCTCCTAATACTTCCCTTTTTCAGGGATTACATGTCGCACTCCACCTCGTGGATTTTCCATATCACCCTTGCGACGGGGGATGAGATGTACATGTGGATACATCACAGATTGACCTGCTTCTTCTCCAACATTCTGTCCTATATTAAAAGCATCACAGTAGCCACGGTCAACCCAATCATAACCCCATTTATATGCGGCTTCGAAACAAGTAACCATTGCTTTCCAGTTATCTCCTTTTGGTACAAAAAGAACATGTCCTTCTGTAACAGGATATCCATCTTTAAAAACAGTAAACTCTTTTGTGTCGACTAAAACCTCCGACCAAGGTATATCTTTATATTCCATAATTAAAACTTATCATTATTCTATCTTTATCTGTTGTTTGTTGATGTACTTTGTGCAAAACATGACTAGGAAATATAATAACACTTCCTGTTTCTGCTACACAAGTTACTTCAGGTGAATTACTTTCTGTTAATTCTTTTACTCCAGTCCTAGGCCAATGTGTTTTATGGTTTCTATTTACAAATGTTAACCCAGGATGACTTTGATCTGCTTGTACATAATATACTCCACTCCAAACACTCGGCATATGATGGTGTTCTTCGTGATATGTATGCTGACGCATAATACTAAACCAACTAGACTCTAATTGAGGAGTTCCTTCTAGTTTAGCTT